ATGAGGCATATTGAAAGAAATACCAATATTTGTTTCTTTTGATTTAATTAAACATTCTACGCCTAAGTTTTTAAATGAATTAAATATATGAAATGATGCTTCACCATAACCTACATTGCGATCCATATATTGCGGTGCACCTGTAAATGAGACTTGCATAATACTCTTTTCGACTTGTTTTTCCTAGTATATCATGATAGACTAGATATTACTACTCTTACCCCAGGAGGTTCAAAATGAAAAATGAGAACAAAGTAAGGATAAGAACAGCGTTAGTTATGGTATATGTGAGCATTATCACACTGCTTTTTGGAATTAATTCTGAAGCTCACGCTCAAATAAAGGAAGCGATAGTGTATAATAAGAATATATTATATATTAATAAATTTAATAATTTAGTTAATATAAAAGATATAATTAATATAGATTATAATAATATATTAAATAGAAAAAAGGCTAAAACCAAAACTATTTATTTAATTAATGATTTATCTTCTAGAAACACTTTTCAAATGCCCGATTATAGCCACGAGCTAAATCTAAAAACAACAAGAGTAGACAAGCGGGTAATCATATCAAGACTAGCAAATGCAATTAAGTCCCACGAAACAGGCGGGGCTTCAGCGTATTTCCGCAAGTCTTATTCCAGTAGTGCATGCGGTGCATACCAGTACATGCCTGAAACATGGAACAACTACATGGGCTATAAGAATGCTTGCCAAGCCCCAACATGGGTACAAGACGCTAGGATAATTCATGAACTTGAATTTAACTACAACAAGTACCATGATTGGACAAAGGTAGTGGCAGCACATCTTATGCCATCTCGTGCAAACAACAAGGCAACCTGGAACAAGCCAGTTCCTGGAAACCCTACAGTTGCACAGTATGTAAATTCTGTTTTAAATAAGGCGAACTTAGTGGCCGCATAATGCGAATACAAGTCTTTTCAGAATATTTACAATTAGCGCAGGCGGGGAAGGTTGACTTCCTCGCCTGTCCTATGCATACACAAGAAGAAGCGATCTTTCCGCTATCTCATAAATTGGAAGAAGATAAAATTGTGCTACACTGTTTGGCATGCGGTTATAAAAATACTGCAGGCTACACTCTATATATAAATTTAATTAAACTTATAAAGGCGCAATTGAGTGAGCCCGAAAAAATGGATTAGCATATGGCAAAAATTAATATAGAAAAGGCCTATATAGAGCCTCACAGCGACGATGAGGATAATTTTAGTATAGAGATTAGCTGTAACGATATTCTCGTCGCAAAGAGCCTTATAACCCCCGCAAAATGGCTATATACGATAACCAACGATGATGGAGATCTCGTAATTAATAATTCGGCGGGAATGGAAGGCAATAAATGGGATCATATAACCAAAGAGATCATAGGAGGTATAGACAATGGGTAATTTAGGCGAAGAATTAAAATTTGAGAATGAGAAGTCTATACAGAGCGATATACGTGATATTTTAGAGAATTTAAGAGAGCTAGTTGGTGCAATTTTTATCCAATCCCAGCGAAATTATGATATGTTAGCTTTGATAGCAGAGAAATTAGATGCTGATGTTGATTCTATGTTATTTAAGCACCAACAAGGACAAGTCCTTGCTCCCCCGCCTTCTTTTTTAATTGAAGATGAGCAAAATGAGAGCTAAATCTCAAAAATTATGCAAACATGCCTATAAAATGTCTGTATGTCCATGTAGAAAAGCAAATAAAATTACATTTTGGGATAGAATAAGGTTATTTTTGTCAAAAATGTGATCTAAATCACACATTAAATATTGATAAATTGTAAATATGTGATCTAAGTCACATCTTTATGCTCTTTTAGATGATTTGATAGCGTCATATGAGCAAATTTGGATCTAGATTCGATCTCTTTCTTACATATAGGGCATATTACTATTCTCATAGCTTTATTCTAGCAGTTCCCGCCCAATTTGTCTATAGCTATGTTACTGATGAGTATTTTTACTTTTGATCAAAATGTTAATGGAGTTTTAATTTGTATGATTCCACTTTGAAAATCTTTTTTTTAAAAAAAATAGAGCGCACATATAGGGACAAATCGGACATTTTGACCCCTATGTGACGCTAATCACAAAAATATTTTTAAAATATGTCCGAAATGTCCGTGTTGGTGCTTGAAAATGTCAGTGGGGTCTGTTATAGTTATACTATAACAATTAAATATAGATAAATCCTAGTTGAGCCTCTTGAGCCTAGCAAATAATCCCGAAAGGGTGAGCCTAGCAAATAAAGAGCAAATAACACTAGGCAAGGAAATAGTTAGAAAGTCTAACTAATTAAAAAGAAAGGTGGTCTTAAATGACTACACTAAATAACTACTATAATGAAATCCGTATGGATATTGCTAAAGACTTTGGTCTAGAGGCTGGAGGCTATGCTCCCCGCCCTGTTACTATCCCTGTGCGTATCGCACAGCGAATTAACAATAACTACCCACCTACTTGGGAGGGTCGTAAAATTATCCTTAACCCTATGGCGGTTCGTATCGCTAAGCGATACATGACCCTAGTCATGGGGGTCAAATAATGACTGTGAGAATAATCACATCCCTAGTCCAACTAGCCTTAGCGTGTGTTGTCATACCCCTATGCTATGCTATCTATATTGACATAAAAGAAATGAGAAATAAATAATGACCTATCAAATGTCTTGGGAAAGAACCCGAAATGTATGGGATGAATTCGACACTAGCGATTTTATCCAAGAACAAAATAATGAATATGAAAAGTCTAATGAAATAGACTTTGATTTCGTAGAAGTCCCCGATTTTGACGAAAACGAAATCCTATAGATTTGACAAAATGTCAGACCCTAGTGATATACTAGGGATACAACCACCTAAAGAAAAGGAAAAGAAACAATGACAGTAGCAAACAAGACATACCAAATTGGTGACTTATTCACTACACAGCGTTCTAATGTAACAGGAACAATTACAGAGATTGTGCCAGTTACAGAAAATCGCACCCGAGTAAAGTTGTCACTTGACAATGGCGAGTATCGCTGGACAACAGTTACAATTAAGTAACACAATATCCTGAGCATGATATAAAAAGGCTCAACCCAAACCCAACAAAAAGAAAAGGATATAAAATATAATGACACTTCAAGGATACACTTACCAAATCGGAGACTTATTTACTACAAGCAAGACAGGCGTTACAGGTCGTATTGCTTCTTTCTCCCCGATTTCTAATAAAGTAACTCGTGTTAATCTGATATTAGCAAATGGTTCTCGCCGTTTTGCTATGGTTAAAACAAGCAAGTAACTTAAACAAAAAGGACACATAAAAAAAATGATGACACGCAAAGACTATGTAGCAACAGCAGAAATTCTAAACTCGTATGGTGATGAAATACCAACACAAGTTTTTGAAGATTTGGTATATGATTTCTCGCAAATGTTCGCAGATGACAATGAAAAATTTGACAGCGACAGATTTCATGAAGAGTGCTACAAAAATCTAAATCACGAATAAAAAAAAGAGCTGGGCAACTCTTAAAACTGCCTCACAATTTATTCATGATCATGCATAAAAATGCATTCGAACATCTGTTCGAATAGCGCCGACGCTGACGGCGTGTCGTCCACATGATATACATCACATTAAGTTTTACGCTCAAGTTATCCACATGACGTACATCACATTTCAAAATGTCCGATTTGTCATAGTTACTGGTCAGTAAATGTCAGACCCCCCTGCTATAATTCCATTATAAAGAAAGTTGAGAAAGGTTCTCAAACTAGAAAGGAATTCAAATGAATTCAAATGTAATAATCGAAGTATGTAAAACACATACACCTAATAAAAATGCTAAGTCATTTCATAATGACACATGCTACACATTCTGCGAAGTTTGTGAACAAAATATTGAATCATGGTATATAGACTATGATTCAGACCGCTTAAGCGGTTGGTCTAGTTGGGAGGTTTCTAACTAATGAATATTGATGAATTAAAAGATGCTTTTATTAAAGCAGAAATTGATAAAGGAATTGCTATAACTAATGCAATTCATGCGCTTAATAAAGCAAATGCAATAATGCAAAATAGTTTTAATTTATCTGATGAGGAGAACTAATGGAAAAAGATATTTTTGGATTTGCTGATGCAATTCAATTGGATCATCTTAATGATGAACAATTAAAATTAGTTGAAGAAATTTTTAAAGATTTCAAATAATTAATTTGGTTGAAAGTTAAATTAAAATAGTTTAGCTTTCAACTATTTGCGCCGACGCAGTCGGGCGTGTCGTGTCAAGTACGACACGCCGTGTTTTACGTGATATTTATCACACCCGCTGAGCGTCTCAAAATATGAAATTACTGGCTAGTAAGTAGAAAAATGTCAGTGGGTTCTGTTATACTTGTGGCATATCAAGAGAAAGAAGGTCTTAAATGAACCTAGATGAATATAAGGCGTATGTCCTAGCGACACGCAAAGAAAGTGCGGAAAAGGCTATGTCAGTCCTATCTGCTACAATTACAAAAAAAGAAAAGGAAGGTAGCAACTAATGGCTAACTTATACTCAATCGAAAACTTACTAGAAGGTAAGTATTATCGCTCCGTATCTCGCAAGGGATTAGACGGAATTATCCAATACGCAGAAAAGCGTTCAGATATATGGTATGACGGAGCGGAAGCGTATCTCGTCAAGGTTCGCCCTACATATGACGGAAAAGGTATTTTCCGAAATGATTTTTATGCGACTATCGCAGTTAAGGTAGGTGAATAATATGGGATACATAGAGTTCGCTAGAATTAACAATGAAGGCGTGGAGTGGGTAGATTTATCTAACGCTACTCCCGC